CGTGACGCACGACAAGCCAAGGGGATGGCTTCTATCCGCGCAAAGCGGAACGCCCGTATCAACGACTGGCAAGTTCGTCGTTCAAAAGATCCAGTCTGTACCTGAGCCACCAGCGCCATTCACGACGAGCGACTTCCTCAAAGCTTGTTTCGAGCCGGATGAGATTGTCTGCATCTGCAACGACATCATCTGCGACGAGGACGGTAGAGGTAGGCCAAACTCTAAGGGTACATTCCTCAAGCGCGACGAATGGATTAAGAACCACTTCACGCCGCCCATCAGCGCCATGTGGACGAATGATGATAGCCGTGGCGCGTACGTCCGCATCAACCCGTGCATTGAGGAGAATGGTTCGGATTCAGGCGTGGCAAACTTCCGCCATGTCCTCGTTGAGATGGACGAGAAGACGAAGGATGAGCAATGGACGATTCTCAAGGAGTCGAAGCTGCCGCTATCTGTCGTCATCGATTCCGGTGGCAAGAGTCTGCACGGCTGGGTCAGAGTCGATGCGTCGAACAAAGAAGAATGGAACGAACGTCGTGATGTCGTCTATCGCCAGCTAGAAACACTTGGCATCGATCCGAAGAACAAGAACGCCAGCAGGTTCTCTCGTCTTGCCGGTGTAATGCGCGATGGCAACGAGCAGAAGCTGTTGGCCATCAATGTGGGTTCGGTGAACTGGGACGCCTACACGGACCATCTGGAGTCGCAGGACATGCCTCAAGAGTTCACGCTCCAGAGCATTGTCGATTACGATCCGCAGAATGATCCTGACAACCTCATCGGCGACAGATGGCTACGACGCGGTTCATCGCTTCTCTTTGTCGGGCAAAGTGGATGCGGCAAAAGTTCGATGGCATTCTATCAGGGATTGAAGTGGGCCATAGGTAGTGACTGGTTCGGTGTACAGCCTGTAAGACCATTGAGAGTGGCCTACGTCCAAGCGGAGAACGACATCGCCGATCAGCATGACGCTCTCAAAGGAGCCTCGCAGATGGTGTTCGGTAGCGACTGGGTCAACGGACTCAAACGAGCGAACATGCTATTCTTCCGTGAGGCGGTTCGTACTGGGGCAGACTTCACGCAAATGCTGCGTCGCCTTATTCGCAAGACGAAGGTGGATATCGTCTACATCGATCCTCTGCTCTCGTACATCGGCGGCAATCCATCGGATATCGAGGTCTGCGCCAACTTCACGCGTCACTTGCTCCAGCCAATTATGATCGAGACAGGAGTCGTCATCGTGCTGGTGCATCACTTCCCGAAACCAAAGGGCAAGGACGACAAACCTGAGAGCGTGGCAGATATGGCCTACTCAGGATTCGGATCGTCGGACCTGACGAACTGGGCCAGAGAGGTAATCGTGATGAAGGAGATAGGATTCAATCAGCCAAGACGCTTCATGCTCGGAATGGCGAAGCGGGGAGATAGGTCAGGCTTGCAGGATAAGGAAAATAAGAAAGCAGGATCGATCATCATCCAGCGCGGCGTCGGTACGATATCATGGGATTACGCACCGCCCGAACAGTTCGTTGTCGATAAGGAGTCGGTCAAAAAGCCGTACGTCAAAGGACGCTATCCTAAGCGTTAGCCTTTTCGCGCAACGCTCGACGACGACCTTTGGCAGCAAGAGACAAAAAGCCTTTCTTGCCGTATTTTTTCATGCCAATGGATGCCGCAAGAGCCTTCGGATCTTTGACACCCTTGCTCTCAAGACTGCTAACGAGTTTCTCGTAACGTCCGCCACCACCAAGTTTCATCTTGTCCATAATATGTAGAATGAGTTGTTACTGACGAAATCACCAAGCTTTGCATGACCAATGCCGAGGAGTTATCTTATCGGTTGCCGTATCGCAGTTATGCCGCGCACGGAAATTCTTACGACGCTCAGGATTCGACTTCTTGATCGTCATATCAGGATCGCCGAAGCGAACGATGACGACCTTGTTCGCCGGATTCTTAACGTACACAGCACTTTTTTTCCGCTCACCCGGCGTGTAAAAGGGCTTGTTCAGCGTCACCTTCTTGCCCTGATAGGTGTTACCTTTCTTGGAAAGGGAGGTTTTCATTTCTCAAGATCCTCCTTAATCATCTGATACCTATCTTGTTCCATCTTCAAAACTCTAGGCCAAAGACGCTCGAAACGATTCATCTGCGCTTGCGTAGCTTCGTTAATCGGCTTTGAAACAATGTTAAGGTATTCAGGAGTCTTTATGACACGCCCAACGGCAGCGGCGGTTGCATTGCTAATTCCTTTTCCAAACAATCTGTATGCAGCGTATCCACCAAGACCGGCTTTCATGCCAGTCTCACCGTAAACCTGATAACCAGCAAATCCAGCCAAAGCTGGCAAAACCAGTTCTCTGAAGACGCTTGGTTTTCCAAGGTCAGAAACCTGCTCCAACTGATTTGCGATTTTTGTGATGCGAGAGATTCCATCGTCTCCAAACAAACCCTTGGTTATCCCAAAGTATTTGCCCGGAGCCTCGCTTGTTCCGACAAGATCTTTGATCTTTGCCGTGTTGATTTTGTTTCCGTCAACTGATTCGGCTATGATACGTCCAACCAAAAGATTTTGAGCATCTCCTATAAGGTCAGGTCTTGATTGGCCAACAGCCTTCAGAAACTGCTTGCTACGGTAACTGAGCGATTCACCTTCCTTAGCAACCAAGAAATCGATTAGATTAGAAGGTTCAAAACTTTCAAGCTGACCTCCCGGTTCTAATGCTTTTTTAACCGCTACGTTGAACCTTCCACGCGCATTGCTGGTTGTTACAACCGCCTCTTCAAGAGCTTTGTACAGCGGTTTTCCGCTTTGCGTCTCAATGTTCCTGATAACGTCGTCTAACTTGATCGTATCAAGAACGTCAAAGTTTTTATCGCGAGCATCTCGAACTCTGGCCTCAATGGCCGCAAGAGAGTCGATGATCCGCTGTTCCCTTGAAGTTATGTTCTCAGCCTTAAGTTTGGCGTTTGTTTCTGCAATCTGACCTTCCTGCTTGATTGCAGCGTCGAGTCTTACCTGCGCTCCAGAAATGTTGTTGGAAACATCTGTTTTCAAAGCGTCGATTTTACTTTTCAGGTCGTTTGCTTGTTTTTCAAGAACTGCCTTTTGGTTGACCAATGAACTATACTTTGAGGCAACATCAGTTATCTCGGAAATGTCGGGAAACAATTCGTCAATTACTTCTTTTTGAAGTCCAGTCGCTTTTCCGCTGTTTCCGGCGGTAATCGATTTCAGAAAATCATTTGGATTTTCACCGCGTGACTGAATGAAAACAAACTGCCTCAAATCCGGCTTTATCTCGTCGTATCGAGTTCCGAGTAGGTTTTTCAGAAGCCTCAGATTTTGAGGTCCAGTTGCGCCAGCAATGGTTCCAACGATTCCCGGCATTCCACTTTGCTCACCAGCCTCTCGTAAAATTTTGTCAGCAAAAAATCCTTTGAATCTTGAAATACCTTCACGATACGCAGCGTTTTCCTGCTGCAAAGCTTTTTTAAGGGCAGGATTGGACGCTAAAGCCTCATCAAGCTGTGAGTTAATTTGATCAAGATCTTCAAAAACTGAATAATCAGCTTTTTGAACAGGCTTTCCAAAATTGATTTTTCGAAGAATATTTGTGCGTTTCTGACGAAGTTGATTTACCGTGTATTCTTTTGTCACTTGTTCTCCAGTTGGAGACATTTCGGTAACTGTTAATTTTGTGTTTTCAAGATCAGGGTCGATTTTTCCATAACCTTCCTCTCGATCTTTTTTGAACTTATCAAGCTCCTCTTGAGCAATCTGTTGTGTCTTTAGGCCAAGCGATTCTCGGGTGATTCCGCCAGTAGGACCATATCCAGCAGCGCGGCCTGCCTCAATGCTGGCAATCTGCTGATTTAAATCAGCAACTTGAGTGTCGATTTTCTGTCTCTCAACAGACTCTACAGGCAGTGATTCGCCATTTTTCTTAAGCCGATCAATTTCATCTCGAAGTCCTTGAGACTCGACACTTGCGCGACCTTCTAATGATCGAATGACATCCGTCAAACGCGCATCACGCGAAGCGTTTCGAACGTCGCGCAAGTTTGTGATTCGATTTCGAAGAGCCTCAGACTCTCCAACAAAAGCGTCGATTGCATCGTTTGCAACCCTATTGGCCTGCTCGTCTGGAACCGCTATCGATTTCTGGAGTTCAGTTTTTATTGCGTCAGAAAGATCTTGCCCAGTCAAACCGGACGAACCGGCAGTGTTCATCGACTGGCTGACAGCATTTCTGATTTGTTCCTGAAATTGCTGAGGATTCAGTCCTGAATTTGGAGAATAAAGAGCGCGAGCAAGATCGCCGGAAAATCGATCAAACATTCCAGATGAACCTTGTTCAACCATTTGTTTTCTGATGTCTTCTGCTCGATCCTTGATAAATTGCTGCGTAAACGGAAGTTGCAATTCGGCGGCCAAAGCTCTCGGATTAAAATTAAATCCGCTTCTCCAAGCTCCCACATCAAATCCGCTTCTTGCCAAAGCACCTCCACCCCTTGCAAGCCCACTTAGAGTTGGACTCAGAAATCCACCAAGTCCGGTTCTAAAAAGAACATCAGACAAATCAGCAGAATCTTGGTCGAGAGTTTCAAGGCCAGCCTGAAGGCCAGAAGTCAAAACACCGCTTCCAGCTTCTTTTGTAAACTGTGTGAATTTTCTGGCCTGCTGAGCCACCGGAACACCGGGAATTGCCTGAGCAAACATTTCCCCTGCGCGATAAGGTTCTGGGGATACAGTTTGTCCCAACCCTGACGCTGCAAGGTTAACTCCGGCTTCAGTCGTCAATCCAGTAGCAATACCCATTCCGGCAATAAACGGAGCAGAAATAAGAGATGCTGAAATAGGAAGTCCGGTTGCAAATCCACGCCGCATTCCGCGAGACTCAGCTTGTGCCAGCGGAGTAAGCTGTCCAGACGGGGCAATTCGGCCACCCAAATATTCTGGAGGCGCAATTTGACCTGAAGGCTCAGGCAATCGCCCCATCTCACCAACAAACCGCTCCAATCCTCCAACCTCTGCGGACCGTTTCACTGCTTCGCTCATGTCTGGAGGCAACGCGCCAACTAAGCCCTGCTCCTCACGCCGACGCATTTCAGCGATGGTTGCTGGACCTTGCGACTGAGGTTGAGCAGAGATTCCTTGCGCCGCCTCGTAATCGGCAATCGATTTGAAATCCGATTCAGTGGGAGGATTTGGATTCGACCAGTTGTATGTCTGGCCAGACGGAGATTTAATTGTTCCCATGATTACGGAGTGTAAAGGAATCCAGAAGTTGCGTTTGTTGCACCTGTGAACGGTGTAACACCGGGAGGTAAAGACGGAGCGGTTCCAGTCGAAGGAGCCGGAGCTGATTGCTGCTGCTGACCAAACGGTGTAAACGGAAGCTTAAATTGTTCAACAAGCTCGTTTGCAAGCCTGACCTGCTCTGGTCTAATCCTGTATTGATCTTTGGAAGAACGAATTGTTTTGTACAAGTCTTCAGCAGACATTTTTGCAAAATTTCTAACATCGTTTGCAAAGTTGTTGCTTTTAATATTTCCAAGAGCGGCAACAAGTCTCTGCATTTCGGGTAAAGTAACAGCCTTTCCAGACTGCTCAAAAGCTGATTTGTTAAAAGTATTTTGAAATCGCTGCAACAAAGCGTAAGCGTCTCTTTCCTCTTGATTCCTTGCGCCTGCCAACTTTTTTTCTATGTCGGAAACTCTTCCATCAATAATCCCAACATACTTCTGCATGGTTTTCGGGCCATAATTTTTTTCAAAGGTATCTAGGTTTTTAACAAGATCGCCAGAAATAGACGCAATTGTTTCATCTCCACTAATCCTAGCTTCAGCTTTTCCGTCAGGCCAATTCCATTTGTTGCTCAGAGCGTTCGACTCAATGATATCCTTGGTAGTTTGATCTGGTTTTCCAAACAACGATTCATATTCGCTAACAGCTCTTTCAGACAAACGCATTTTAGCGCGCTCAGACGGAGAAAGCTGCTCTATCTTTCGCTGATCAACAGTGTCTTGAGCTTTCTTGATTCGCTCTTGAAGGGGGATTGTTTTTTCTAGCAGAGAGAATTGCGTAAAAACATCTGGAGTGAGTTTTCCTGTAATCTCTTTCTCTTTGATCTGCTCTCTAATGATCGGCAAATTTTTCTGATAAACCTCTTCATTAACTTGGCCGGTCTGAGGGTCGAAAACATCGATACCTTGGTTCTGCATCGCTTCGATGCTATTTGCTCTAAGTTTATCGAACTGTTCGCGAGCTTTAATGATTTTTGCTCGCGGAGAATACTGCTGAAGACCTTGGTACGCTTGAGTTGCCTGCTGGTTGAACACCTTTGACCTGAAGCGTGGCAACGCAGGCATTGGAGACTTCAGCTCAGGATCGTTGAAATAGGTTCCAACTTCCTCATTAAACTTCTGAAACGTATCGTACTCAGCAGACTGTGCCTCCTGCTCCGACAACGCCTGAGCATAAGCATTCGACTGAATCTTATTCTGAAGATCCGCCTGACGCTGGCGCATAATCTGATCCGCCGTCTGCACCTGCAATTGCTCCATCATCCGCTTCTGCGTCTGTGCGCGGTCGTAGAGGCTTGCGCCTAATTGAAATGCTTCAAGAGATTGGTCGGCCATAAGATTAGCGTCCGTAGTTTGAGGAGCCGTACTCCGAGAATAGACTCGTAGAAAGCGGGGTGATATCCGACCTCGTCGGAGTTGGTGAATAGAGATTCGGATAAATCTCAGGATCGTTCTGAGGATTGTACGAGGAGGATGGGCTTGACGGTCCGCGCATCTGCCCCAATCCCTGCTGGAACAATGCCCCACCAACAGTTCCGGTAAAGTTTCCGATAGCGCTTCCGAATGCTTGATTCATTGCAGAAGGTTGAGCGGAAACCTGTGCAGCAGCCATGTCCCTTGCGTATTGAGCTTGTTGTTGCTGCTGCATGAATCCAATCCGCTGATTTGGGGTGATGAACATGCTACTTACCGAGAACGGCTGCGCCATGCCCATCGTACGCTGTTGTTGGATAAAGTTCTGCGCCTGATTAAGACCCTGATTCTGGATCTGCATCGATGTCAGACCAAAGTCGCGAGCGGACAATGCTCGGCCCATTCCGCTTCCAGCTCCAAATCCGCCACCAAGCGCACGTCCAGCGGCAGAGCGTTGAAGCTGAGAAGCAACATCTTGCGAAACCTCTCCACGCAAAGCTGATCCAATGTTCTTTCCAGCCTGCTGAATCAACTGATCGTAACCGGGAATCGCACGACGAAGCTGTGCTTCAAGAACGCCTTGTTCAGCAGCGGTCGTCTTGGTGGCCAACTCAGTTGCAGGCTCAAGCGATGCGATGTTCTGCTGAATCGCCTGCTGCTGCTCTCCCGCAAAATCAATCGGCTTCAGCTCTGGAACCTTGACCTTTTTGGCTCCAAACAAACCGCCAAGAAGACCTCCCACTGCCGACAAGCCAGATCCTCCGAGTACAGAACCTAGTCCTGCGGGTAATGATGGTAATGCCATAAATTATTCTTTTTGGTTCAGAACCATTGGGAGAATCCACCGCCATTTAATCCTACGCCGACCATACGGATCGTTGCGACTGCGTCCCCAAGGTATTGCATTGTTTGCTCCTGAACAGCTTGAACTGCTTTGGCTTCGTAGGCCACTGCTTCCTGAATCAAATCGTTCTCTTCCTTACGAATCGCCATGACCATCAGCTTGATGGCATCAGGACTCGGAGGAATGAGGTAGTCATTGGCGCTTGTAGCGTTGATATGACGCATCTTCGCCATGACCGTGACAGGCTTGTCCTCGTCGTTGTTGCAACGATCCGTCAGGTAGCTGCGACGGTATTGCGGCAAAGTTTCATCAGGGTCGTAAACTGCCAGATCAAGCTCCAGCAAGGTCGTCGCATTGTACTCGTACAAACGACTAGCAGTGTTCGTCGCATCGCGAATGACTCCGCTCAACGAGATAAACTTCTTAGTGGACTGAACGTACGGCAAAGCAAGCGTCAGCTTCTCTCCGTCAATCCACACGCCACCGGACTGAGTGCGAATCCAGTTTCCGTTCTGATCGACTCCTTGGAGCGTGATGGTCTTGCCAA